CCGACCGTGGTCGGCTGCGCCACCGGCACCGTCATGGCGCGATCGGGGGCGGTCCACCAACGGGCGCGCCCGGCACACCGGGCCGCACCGGGCCGGCCGAGACCGGCACCGGCGGACCACCCGGTGGGCCCATGGGCATGCCCTGGCCGGGCGTCGGCACGGGATTCGCGGGCGGTCCGCCGACGGCGCCCGGGGGAGGTCCGCCCGGGGTGGGTGGGGCCATCGGCGCACCACCCGGTCCTGGCATCGGGCCGCCGGCCATGACCTGGGGCGGCACCGGCCCGGCGTTGACCTGATTCGACTGGATCGTGCCCAGCTTCTGGAAGATGAGCTCCTTCAGCTTCGACTGCACCTCGGGCGAGTTCTTGATCTGCTGGAGCAGGGCCGAGCGCTCCACCTCGTCCGGGTTCGAGCCCATCTCGCGACACGCGTCTTCCCAGGTCATCAGGTGCAGCGCCAGCTTCTCCTGAATGGCGCGCGTGGCGACGACATCATCAGAAGGCGTCTGGATATCGAGGTGCGCCTCGTAGCGGTGCACACCCTTCAGGTCCTCCGGCCCCAGGCCCAGCCAGCCGGCCTTGGTCATGCCCCCGTAACGCCGAGACGAGCTGGCATTTCTGGGCAGCTCCTCGGCCCAGGCGTACACGTCCTCGCCGACGCGGTGCTCGATCAGCCAGGACTCGAAACCGGTGCGGTTGCCGAGCGCCGTCTGGGCGTTCTTGACGATCGGGTCCCAGGCCAGGCGCGCCAGATACGCTGCTTGATTCATAGCGTATCCAGACTGGCTGGACGCGGTCAGCCCCTGGACCACCGAGGGCAGCGCCAGGTTCACCAGGTTGGTCGCGTTCTCGAGCAGATCCTTCAGGTCCTGGCCGGATCGCGGCTGCTCGACGGGCGCGATGTCGTACGGGTAGACCGTGCCCGGCTCGATCTCGTCGCCGCTGTAGCGCTCGCCGCCGCCGACCCCATACGGGGAACCTTCACTCGGCGGTAAGCCGGGGATGGTGCCCGGCTGCTGGGTACGCTTGAAGGCGGCGAAGCCGGTCATGTAAGCCGAGTTACCCTGGATAGTGAGTAAAGAATCCAGCAGCGGGAAGAGCTCGAGGAACGGGTAGAGCACACCCTGACCGGCGCGGTGGGGCAGGCGACTGTCGGTGGTGATGCCGAGCGCGTGGAAGTACGGACCCTTGAGCGAGCGCGTGTTCGGGTCGCCGAAGCCGTGCTTCCACGAGCGCACCAGGGTGCCGCCAGAGATCCGACCTGAGCCGCTCGAGCTCTGGCCGGGCCCGACCAGCACGACGTTGCACGTCTCGAAGTCCCAGGCCTCGATCACGGTCAGGAAGGGCGAGCCCTTCATCATCCGCCCGTAGTCGCTCCTGGCGAGAGACATGGCGCGCGCGTCGAGCTCCTGCCAGTCGAGCGGGTCGGCCACCGCCCCATTCCGATCCAGTCCCGTGCCGAAGCGGGCCAGCGCCTCGAGGTAGGGAACCTGCTTCACCTCGACGCAGGCCGTGAAGCCGTTCTCGTTCATGGCGTAGTAGAAGGTCTCGGGCGGGATGTCGGACGACGCGATCGGGTAGGGCAGCTTCAGCTTCAATTCCTCGGTCTCGCGGTCGTAGATGCGGTCGGCCGCGTCCTGGTCGTACTCGCGCTGCTTCGCCAGCTCTTCTTTGAGCATCGCCGCCTGGCTGTCGTACTCGGCCCAGGCCGTCGCGCAGCGCGGCACCGTCTTGATGATCGCCTCGCCCTTCGAGGCCAGCGCGTACATGAACAGCCGCAGCAACTGGCGGTTGGCCTCGTGCTCCTGGCGCTTCCACGAGGCCTCGAAGAAGTGCTCGCGCAACGTGGCGTTGGCCTGGGCCACGTCGCCGAACTGGATCGGCCGGAACTGAATGGTGAGCGGGTTCGTGGTCAGCGCCGCGGCCACCGTGTTGGCGATGTGCGGCGCCATCGGCGAGTGGATCTCGAGCGCCGTCTTGCGGTAGGCCTCGGGGATGTCGACGACCGTCTCCTGGTAGAGGACCGTGTCGATAAAGGCGTACAGCTGATCGCGCTTCTTGAACTCCGACCGGAGCGAATTAGCCAGGTCGATCGTCTCGGAAACAGCATCAGCGTCGTTCCCCTCGGCCGGTCGGATCTGCACGCTCATGGGCGCCACCGCAGCCGACCACTCGAGGTGTAATGGTGCTGGCGCGCACGGGGAGCGAAGGTGACGCGCGTCGGCCGCGGGCTGGTGTGGGTGAAGGCGTACCAGGCCATGGCCAATGCCATGACGCAGTCGTCGTGGCCACCCTCGGGCGCCTCGTACCGGATCAGCCCACTCGGCAACGCCTCGGACTGGTAGGCGAGCAGCTCGCCCTTCTGGGTGGCGTCGTCGAGCAGGGCCAGCTTCGAGCGCTCCAGTGCAAGAGACAATTCCTCGATCGCGGCCCGCTTGGAGGCGTTGGTGGTGGTGAACGGGTAAACCGGTAATCCCCTGCGGCTGAGGTCCTGCACCAGCGGCATGCCGATCGAGTTGCTCTCGGGGATGATCGCGACCGGTCGGTAGCGCTCGACGAGGCCGTACAGCCGCTCGAGCTGGAAGGCGTAATCGATCCTGTTGAAGCGATCGAGCGCCACCTGCTCGAACTGAGCGCCGTCCGAGCCGATGACCGAGAGCACGGTGAAGTCGGTACTCAGCGCCCAGTCCACGCCAACGACGTAGTGCCAGCCGTCCTGATGGCGGGGCTCGGCGGGCTTGAGCCGACACGCGAGATCGAGTCGCCGGAAGACGCCGCCCCCGCCCTCGACGAACTGAGCCAGGATCTCCTGGTTGAAGGTGCGCTGGGTCATGGTCGCCCAGGCGCTCTCGATCTCCGAATACGAGATGGTCGGGTTCTCGAGCGGGTGGGGAGATCGAACGAGGCCCCTGTCCGTGACGGCGCAGCCCAGCGTCGGAGCCTGCCAGCTGATCGAGTCCGAATTAGACGGCGACTGGGAGGCCTCGAGCCACTCGCGCCAGAACCAGTTGAGGCCACGGGGCGAGCCGACGCACCAGGCCCAGCCGCCGGTGTCGATCAGCATCGGCCGCAGCACCTCGGGCCAGGCGTCGGGATGCACATCCCCGCTCTCGTCGATGACGATGCCGTCGGCGGTGTGGCCGCGGGCCGAGTCCGGGTTGTCGAGCGACCTGAAGGTGATCAGCCCGCCGCTCGGGAACGTCGCCGTCATGAAGGTCTGGTTGAACTCGGCGATGGTGGCCGCGCCGTGCCGCAGCTCGGACCAGCCGACCCGCACCTGATCGAACGTGGGCGCGCCCCACAGGATCCGACTGCCCCTGACCGCGGCCTCGGCGGCGATGGCCATGACGAGCGTCGTCTTGCGCCACCTGCGGCCGGCCGCGAGCCAGTTGAACCTGCGCGCCTGGGCCCGAACTGAGATCTGCCCCTGGTGGGGCATGGGGAGTAAGAGCTGGCCGGTCTTAGGTGCCGACGCTGTCTTTGGCATCCGCGGCAGGCTCGTCCTCTGGCCGCGGGCGCCAGTCATTGGTGTAGGTGACCGAGAGGTTGTCGCCGGCGTTCAGGGTGACGGCGTCCCGCCACCGCGCCGGATCTCGAGCTCGGAGCAGCGCGATCAGCAAGCGATCACTCGGGATCTTGCCACCGCAGGCCCGCTTCAGGGCGACCATCTCGAGGTAGTCGACGGCGTCTTTCTCGGCCTCGTGGTAGCGCACCGTGAACTCGACGTCGTGCTCGAGCCACGAGCTGAGCGTCGCGCGCGTCACCCCGGCATGCTCCAGAGCCGGCCTGAGCACGCCGCACTCGCGGAACACCTCGAGGAACGCCTCCTTGGCGATGCGTCGCTCCACCAGCAGCATCCGCGGCCTACCTCAATCTCATTTCTTCGTTTTTTCCGTATTTAGCGCCAACAGAGTTTTATGTCCCATTACTGAGTTTTCTTGCTCGCGCCGCAATGGGCCAGACGCGTGATTCGGCGGCGTCGGCCGCAGCCCCCAACGGTGGGTAGGGTGCGTCATCACCGGCCAGCGCTCGAGTCACACGCGCGATCCTTGTGGCGCGCGACGCGGGATCGCATGCCTGCCTGGCGAGCATGTCCGTACTGCGGCTCAGCACGCATAGCTTTCGATAATGACCGTTGTCGCAAGTTGCCGCCCGGCTCCGGCTCAGCCGAGGATAGGCCCGCACGGCGGCAGTCTCGCAGTGTGCACGGGTTATGTCAACCTGGCGCAGTAGGTGCCCGGCCGAACTGAGCCGGATTCGGTCCCGAACAGAGGCAAAGTGACGGAGCCAGGGGAGAGCCGGGGAGGTCTCAGGTGAGAATTCTCACCTGAGTAGTTATGTCAAGTTGCACCAGGTGTCACCAGCCTCGCGCGCACAATCCTCCCTACCTAGATCCAAGATCAGAGAATAGAACAGATGATCTAATTTTGAGATAGAACAGTGTCACCATTGTCACCATTGTCACCAGCATTGTCACCA